ATTGGTATCGACCGACGCATGAAGGTGATTGAATGGCTAAAGCAAGCAAAGCGGCAAAGGGCAGGGTTCGCCGCGCTAGTATGGGAGAAAAGGCGAGCATCAAGAAGTCAGCGCGTGTCCTGGCTGACTTTGAATTGATTACTCAAAAGCGATATGAGGCAATCCTTCGGACGGTCGGGTTGCGCTGATGTATTACTGCTACGGCGCGGTTCGTTTAGCGAAGGGGGGAATCCCCGCCGGAGGGAGCGATAACAACAAGGCATGGCCGGTATTTCAAGCCGGAGAAAATCCCGTTGAGATTATTTCAGGGCAATATCGCGGCGGTGACGCTAGTGAGGCTTATGCATTGGCTATCGTCCCGCCGGATTTCCTCGCTAACGGCACGGTGACTATTGACGGCGATGCTCAAGGAGTCCAACAATTGAATGGCGTCCTTCTCGGCGGCACTTTCTCCGATACGATGCCGGGGAATGTCTATCTCAACACCCCGGCTAAGGCATATATTGGAGCGCATTGGATTATCCCCCCCTTTCATCAAGTCATAGTTTGGCCCTATACCGCAGCCTCTGCTAACTTTTTCACCGTCCTACTCTTAGGAATGGACTTGGTGAAACCTTGAATGTGCCCCAAAAGTCTTCCAACGCAAGTTATCGTCCATAGGATAGAGTTCCAGGAGTCAGAGCGCGAAATCATCCGCGACTTGGCTATGGCCTATCAGATAAACAAGGTATCAGAGCCCCTCGTTGCTCTAATCAACGATAATACAACCATGCTACTGATTCTAGGAGCTGCGGGGGCATATCTAGGGTTCACCTACATACCGCCCGTATTAGACGAAGGAATCAACCTTCTAGCCGATTTCAAATTGCAGCTAGATACAGCGATCGAACAGGGTACGCTCTGGGCGCAGCGTCAAGAGGCGCGGTATGAAGCGGGTGCGGAGCGAGCCGGTGAAGTGCGTGACTTCGCCGTATGGAACGCGCCGGGTCCACTTGGCCCCGCTTATCGCGGCATTGATTGGTTAGAACGGAGATTCGGAATTGACCTGTTTGATTTCGGCGCTGGGTATGAGCCCTAAAACGTCCTCGCTACCCCCCTACTTGACGGGTCACTTTACCGATTCTTGCGCCTTAGATAATTCAAAAAACGACGTTTTGAGCTCATTCTAACCTTTTTCTTGTATTTTGCATTGCCTTCAACAACCATTCCCGCAAACTCAATCTGCGCCGGATTTCTTCTAACAGCTTGACGTTGAATCCATAGGTGTTTCCTTTCGTCCTTAGTCCCCTGGAAATCATCAGAAGCACATTCGGGGTAGTATTCGTAAAGGCGACCGTCGGGGCAATCCATCATCAATCGAAACTTCTTCCAATCATCCATTGAAGGTAGTCCCTTCGGCCAATGTTTGAGGCATACTCTAGTCGCCCCCGGAACGCACAAGTCATGCACTAATTCGCCCTCTATCCTTTCAACAGGACAACCGGGTTCATGCTCAACGGCATGGTATCTGAGAAGACACTCCCGCACAAACCGTGAAAAGTTTGGTACGGATTTTGCTATAACAGCTGTTTGCTCATCGAGCGAGATTGAACGAATTATGCTACTCATGGAGGAACCTCTGAGAGTTTGTGAGTAATCCCCTTGCGCGTAATGAAACACTGTTGAGTTTGTATTGCCGCCACCGCTTCAAAGTCGGGGCAATCAAATATAATTTTACAAAAAGAACATCTCAATCTAATTTTAACATCTCCTGTCTGTATTCTTCACCGAGTTTTATTGTGCGAATTGCCGCCCTCAACATGGGCTCAAACCGACTAATTCCCGATCCATCAATTGAGTCCGCGACCATATCCCATAGAAGAATCCGACGGGGGGTATTCACCCTCCCAACGTGAACCCATTTCTCACGCGCTTTCGCCTCCTTAGCCAAATCGAAAGCGTCTTCGCTCTCTTTGTAATCATTGGAACCGCCGATAAAAATGCACTCGATCGAATCCCAGGGAATTTCAGAATCCCAAGAAGTGCAGCCATCTTGAGCAACGAAGGCGCGGGGCAGCCCTGGGTCTTGATGCATCTCTAAATTTTCTAACCACGGCTCATATAGCCGTAAAGTCGAGAAGTGGTCAAATGGTACATCGGGCATTGCTACGAAGCGACAGCTGCCGGGATAACGCCGTTCATTTATCCGCGCCTCTTGCACTAGACGCCATAAGACGCCTTCTTTGATTGGCGCGGAGAATGCCCCGTTATCTATTGCATGGGGTAAAACTCCGAGAGTGTCCATACGATACGCGGTTAAGGGTGTCCTCAATTGGTCAATGAAATTACAGTCATATTTCAATCTCATGCGGTGAATATATCCCGCCGACTTATCAAGCATTATTCGCATAAATCCCCCATTGTCGGGCCATAGCCTTCGCGAAACCGGGAAATGTAGCACTCCTAATTTTTCCTCGGTCAGGACTTGGAGGCAGGTTATACCACTTCGGAAGGCTACGCCCACTTTTCGTAATATGACGCTCACCTTTACCGACCATATCCGTAGGTTCTAGCGGTGATAGATTCTTGAGCCATAAACAAGTCGTCTTCGTCGCTTCATCACCAAACCAATATGGCTGTACTATTTGGTCGGGTTTGCGTATCTGAGTCGAGATAACTGAAACCGGATTCTCAAGGGCTATTTGAGGAATCGGAGCGTCAAGCAAAACTCTCACGAAGTCGAGCGCCTCTTTTTGTTCTTCGACTTTATCCTTAAACCATCTCGCCCCGCTCACCGCTAGATGGGTACAGGGGGGGTGTGCAATCATCAAGTCCCATCCTTCGTCAAGGATTTCAAGAACGTCTCCCTGAATGTGCGGCCCCGGTGATTCGGTCGGTATCAGATCGCACGAAATCGCTTCGTGTCCTTCTTCAATGAAGGCATCGCGTACAATGCCGGACGATTCACAAGCGATTAAAACTCTCATCCTTCAAGACCCCCCGATTAACTTTACACACTCAATGATATTTTCTTCATCCTCACAAATAGGGCAGCACCAAACATTAGAACCGAGCCCCAAAAGAGGATATGACCTCTTTTTTTCTCCGCATTCACATACCCTGCGGTATTTTCTAGCGACTTTGAGCCATTCCTGGGAACCGACCTTCATAACTCTCCGAGGCGAGTCCTACCTATAATAATTATGTAAAAATGTTCACTTTTATGTATTTATTAGTAGTAGTAGTAGTAGCATACCCTTCTATCTATCTATCTATCTATCTAAAAAGAAGGTTTTAGGGCCGGGTTAGGCTCGGTGGGGGTATGGATTGGGTACTAGTAGTAGGAATCTTGAATTTATTGTGTGTTTTAGGCGTTTTACGGGGTTTAATTGAAATCCGTCAGGTTATCGAGGATTCAATACAAGATTTAGACCACAAATTGGCTGCAACCATACAAAATCTTGTTGAATCCGGGCTCGGCGGGTTTGAAGCTCCTAATCCTATTCAAGCTGCGATCGCTCAAATGCTGGTGAATCGGGCTCCGCCGGGAATTGCGCCAGCTGCCGAAGTCCTACGCACAGAAACCGGAAAATTCACAAAATCCGAGTGAATCTTTAATAGCGAGTTTCTGCGCATCGAAAGTTTATGGTGAAGCGGAAGACCAAGCGTCGAAAGAAGACTTTCAGTATTCTAAACGGATTGGAAGCCCTCGCCTACGGTCAAATTTTGTCGGTCGGGATTACCGGCGGCGGAATTTGGGATTTCGTGACCGGAGAAACCAACCTCGGAATGTCTTCAGTTTCTGATGTAGGTCTAGGAATCTCGACAATGGAATTAACCGGTCAGGGTCAAATATCCCTGGGCGATTTCATGACGCAACCGACGCTAGCAATCGACACCATGACCAGCAATTTCACCAGCAATATAATTCCGATGGCGGTTGCCGGATTCGGCACTTCTGTCGCATTTCGCGTTGGAAGACGCCTTTTAAGAAAACCATTGAGTATGATTACAAGAGATCTAATCAAGCCTGTCCTCGGTTCCGGGGTGAGAATGTAAAATGGCTGATGTTGATGCCTTCGGACAACTCGTTATGCGGGGCGGCGCGATTTGCCCCCTTGCTCGCACAGATATTTTAGAAGATACAGAAGAAGAAATTTTCACAGATGCTAATTACGTCGGCAGCTCTCAGACGGCTGGTACGTTTATTACTCAAACTTTGGGAAATCATGTTGTCGTCTCTGCGGGAATTTCTGCGGAAAATGATACATGCTATTCAGTAATCAAATCAGCCGGAAAAATAAAACTCGCTCTGCCCGTATCGGGTCTCAATGGGGGTGCTGGCCTACCCGCCGCCCTACCCTACCCCAAACAGCTCGTAAGTGGTGACCAATGTATGACAATGGCTACCGCTGCGGCGTCACGCGACATATCTCTTAGTGTCGCTTGCAGCTCGGGGGAATACCATGTCTTTACCGTCACGCCGAGTGGCGCTGCGGTAGGCGGTCACGAATTGGTATCAATCTTGACGGGTTTGTCAATCGGGCAGACTCTGCAAAATCGCACCGTGACTCATGCCTTCTGTATGGGAGGCAATAACGCCGCGAATTTCTCAAGCCCGGTCTATTTCGTAAATGGGTCCGGGACGCCGATCGCTAGCGTGACGCCGAATGACCCGGCGGTCGATACGGGCAAATATGAACCGTGCTTCGTTCGGATTGCCTTAAACACCCGCGCATTGGTATCGACCGACGCATGAAGGTGATTGAATGGCTAAAGCAAGCAAAGCGGCAAAGGGCAGGGTTCGCCGCGCTAGTATGGGA